CTCCCCGATCCAGGCCCCGCGCAGAAGCTTCACGTTGCCTGCCTCTGCGGCCGCTGACAGCGGCGACGCCCTCAACAGCTTGGACCCGGTGGTCTTGACACCCCGGAACGCGAATCCCACGAGCACCTCTCTGGCGTAATGGTCAATCGTGTTGACGCCGGACGAGCCGGGCTCCTGCTCCATATAGATGGCAACGCCGCGGCCGTCTAGTTCTGCGGTCTGCCGGACCAGCGCCTCCACTCCCATCGGCGTGGCCCTGGCCCTGCGCACGTCCTCGATGTAGAACACCCCGGTCCTCTCGGCCATGCGGAGGCCGACCGTCCAGTCTGGATCCTTGCCTGGCTTGGCCTCCGTGGCCGCCAGGTCCCAGTATCGCACGGACCTCGCGTCATACGGCACGGCCTGCACGATCTCGAACCATTCCCTCTTGAACATGTTGCCGGCCGGCTGCACCGACCAGTCGCCGTAGCGCAGCTGCCGCCTGGTCACTGGATCCAGTTTGGCGAGGCTCTCCTCGTATTCGGCAATGTCTAGGTGGGGGTTGTCCTCCAGCCGGGCGGACACAAAAGGCCTTCCGTGCTGTTCGCCCTCATCGATGAATCGGCGCTTGACCCACTCATGGCCTATGCCGCCGGGGTTGGATGCCGCGCGCATGCGAAGCGGCACGTCGACTCCCGCCAGCCTGCGCAGGCGGGAGAAGAGATAGCGGTACTGGGTCTCCGTGAACTGGGTGAGCTCATCGAACCCGATGAACTGAAATTCCGCGCTCTGATAGCGGTATTTGTCGTTCTCCGATTCGAGGTAGCCGAAGGTGACCGTCGCCCCGCTGGGAAACGTCCACGTCTTTTCCTTCTCGCTCCACTTGGCGGCAGTTCCCTGCAGCCACTCGGCGGCCCTATCCATGAGTGCGCCGGGCAACGCCAGGTCGGCATACGTGCGCCTCAGAAGCAGCGCAGCGTAACCCGGCACGTCCGCGTATTGCAGCGCGCCCATGAGCAGGCAATCCGACTTCCCAGACCCGGCCGCGCCGCCGTAGAGCGCCTCACGCTCGGGACGCATGAGGAAGCGCGCCTGCTTGAGAGTCGGTTTATGGGGTATCCATCGGTTCTGGAGCACCGTCCCAATCAGCGTCCCCATCAGCAGCTGCTTCCTCTGCAATCTGTTCATACATCTTGGCGTATTCTCGGATACGGGCGAAGAGGTCGACTGCGCCACTGTGTTCCACCTCCGCCCTGACAGCCCCACCGCCGGGCCCGGAGATCTCCTGCTGGACCTTGTCCTTACGGCCCCATCGGTCGGGGAACTTGCGCTCCAGATACCAGGCATAGGCCTTCCAATTCCGGCGCCCTGCAGCCATGACGCCGCTTACAGCCCGAGCTTCCGCTGCCGCCTCGGCTTTTTGAATTGACTCCCAAAACTCTCTATAGATGCTTCGGCCCTTGCTATCGCGGCCCTTTTCAAGCCAGCGATACCAGGTGCTTTCACCGACTCCAAGCATCTGAAACACGGTCGAGGCGTAGTTGCCGCCGGCGATCAGTTTGGCCGCTTGTTCGATCAGTTCCGGCGTAAGTTTCAGACGCCGCCCCATGTCGTTCACCCCGCAAAGCAAAACGGCCCCTACGGGGCCGCATGCCGGTTCTGTCTCTTGTGGCCGACCTACGCGCTGCGCTTCATGTGTGCCCGCAGATCGTCCTTGATGTAGTAGTCTTTGCCCAGCGCCTGCAAGAGAGTCTCTGCCGCTGCACCGAACCCCGCCCAGTCGATGGCCTTGGCCAAGGGATGATGATTGAGCGTACCGACCTTGAACAGATCGACAAATGGCGCGGTCCGCCGGATAAGCTCCAGACTCTCCTCCGGGTCTATCACCGGCTCAAGGCTAACCCAGACCGGGATGCCATGCTGGTGTGCGAAGCGCATCACGTCGATCCGCTCCTCCGGCGCCGCCGCGTAGGGTTCCCATTCCCGCGATCTGCCTGCATCGAGGAATGTCAGGGTTGTGGCGAAGGCATCGCCCTTGCCCAGCAGGTCAAAGTCTCGGGCGGCCCTGGCGCCTCCCTTGGTGAGTACCTCTACGGCAAGGCCGTGCTCGTGCAGGATTTCGATGGCCTGCCGTGTGATCCGCTGCTCCGCCTCGATGGGCTGATACGGATCGGTCGTGAAACTGAGCAGCACACGGGCATTTGCTCCAGATAACCGCCGGGCATCCTTAGTCAGTTCGGCCAGGATGTTGCTACGGACTGCGATCCCGCTGCGGAAGTCATCCCTGCTTCGCCTGAGCACATCAGGCGCGTAGCAGTATTTGCACCCATGTGCGCAACCTGAATAGAGGTTAGCCGCCAATGGGGCATATTCTCGCGCCCTGCCCCTGGGCTCGTAGATCACTGGCATGTGATCACCTCCCAAGGACATTATACCACTCTTTACCAGACTGCGCAATACTGAAATGCCGCTTGCGCTGGTGTTTTCATGTCTTGTGCATCTGTAGAACCCAGTAATACACGCTTGCGCCGTCGTTCCTGGCGTAGACTGCCTTCTCGGTTTTCCAACCGTATCGCGCCTGCACGTCCAGCAGCATCGTAGCGAACATCTCTGTGTAGAACCGGAATCGACCAGGTATCTCCATGTCTTTGGGCAGGCGTTCGATGCCTGACTGCATCTTACCCAGGTGGCCAGTCAGCTTCAAATTCAGCGGCAATCCGTCCGTGAGGTAGACCGTAATCCGCCCTGGACCCCGCTTGCGCAGGATTAGGTAGAGCAGCTTCCACGGGCAGCCGTAGTCGTCAAGGTCGTAAACATCGTACTCGTCCATGCTATGCCGCGATACGAAAACGACGTTGTTGATGAGTGTGCAGAGTGCCGCGTCGTGCACCTTGGCCTTATCGACGCCGCGGTAGCTTCGCGCCCGATCAGCGTAGACGCGACGGTACATCTCCCCGGTCCCGCAGAACAGGTCCAGGACGCGCGCGTCTTTGGGCAGATACCTGCGCCGTAATTCGGCTTTAAGCCATTCGTTGGAGTTGTCCTTCTTTTTGCCGCTAAGCCCCTGTATCATAGCTGCGTTCCACCCTGATGTTGTTCTGCTCAAGCACCGCCAGCACTCGCTCGATTATCTCAATGCTTTCGGATGATGCGCGAATGACCGCCCATACGGGCTTGCCAATCGCAGAGCTCATGTCCAGTTCGTCCAGGTACGCCTCGATGTCAACCGGGCCGTAATCGGCGGCAAGCAATGTGGTGATCTCGTCGTCGTCCATGCCCGTGCTTGTCAGGTCCACATCGCCCGTGTCGATATCCTGCAGCAAGTCGGCGAGCAGTCGCTTGTCCCATTCGCCATGAATTTTGTTCAGGGCGATATTCAGCGCCTTCTCGTCGATCTCACTGAGGTTAACCACAGATACGTCAACTTCCGTGTCACCACGTGCCTTCAGAATCTTGAGCCGCTGATGACCGCCGACCAGGTTCCCCGTCCGCTCGTTCCACACCAGCGGCTCCACCAGATCCCAATGATCGATGCTGCGCTTGAGTTTCTCGTACTCCGCGTCGCCAGGTTTCAGGTCTTTGCGCGGATTGTATGGAGCGGGATTCACGGCGCTAATTGGAACCCGCTTAACTAGCATGGCGTATTACCTCCTCCTCGGGGCGGTGGACCCCATTTTCCACCGTATTTGCCTCCCTAGCTGCGATTATCTAGAAAAATCGGCCTCCGTAAATCGCTTGTGAGCCGCGTTGCGCAGGCCATCCGTATGATTGGACGTCCGATTTATGCAGCCCAGTTGTAGGGCCTTGTGCAAACCACCATACATAGAGCGTATGGCCTTTTGACATCGCGGCTATGCAGTCGCGCATAAACCAGACGCATCCGCGCTGCACTCCCACACAATACATGGAGCTATACGTCTTTTCGCTATAACTGCGCTGCCACGTCGGCGACGAAATCAAGTCTCTCCCACGGCAGGTCCAGATCAGGACGGCCGAAATGACCGTATACGGCGGTCTGCCGGTAGATCGGTCGCCGCAGGTCGAACCTGTCTATGATCGCCGCGGGTCTGAGGTCGCACACTCTGTCGATGATCTCCTCTAGCCGGGAATCCGCAACCGCGCCTGTTCCGAAGGTATCAACCGATACGGCAATGGGTCGCGCCACGCCGATGGCGTAAGCGATCTGCACCTCGCAGCGCTTCGCCGCGCCCGCGGCCACGATGTTCTTTGCTGCATGCCGCGCGGCGTAAGCGCCGGAGCGGTCTACTTTGGTCGGGTCCTTGCCTGAGAACGCGCCGCCCCCGTGTCTGCACACGCCACCATAGGTGTCCACCATGAGCTTGCGCCCAGTCAGTCCTGAGTCTGCCGCCGGCCCGCCCTTCTCGAATCTGCCGGTCGGGTTGATGAAGATGCGGGTGTCGCCGTCCAACATCCCATCGGGGATGATTGGGCGAATCACGTGGCCGTATATGTCCCGGCGCAGTGTGGCGATGACAGTCGACGGATCGTGCTGGGCCGATACGACAACGGCGTCGACGCGCGCGGGAACGCCGTCGCAATACTCCACCGTGACCTGGCTCTTGCCATCAGGACGCAGATACGGGATGGTTCCGTCGCGCCTCACGTTCTCAAGCCGCTTGACGAGCGCATGCGCCAGCGTGATGGGAAGCGGCATTAGCTCGGGCGTTTCGTTGGACGCATACCCGTATACCATGCCCTGATCCCCCGCGCCGAAGCGGTCGCCAGGATCCGCCGAACACGCGCGGTTCACCCCCAGGGCGATGTCGGGCGACTGTTCGTCGAGCGCTACGATGACTGCGCATGTGCTGCCGTCGAAGCCTGCCGAGCCGCCGGAGTAGCCAGCGTCGGTGACAACGCGGCGAGCTACCGCGGCGATGTTTGAGTAGGCCGCTGTCGTCACTTCGCCCATGACCATTATCAAGCCGGTGGTGGCGCACACTTCGCAGGCAACGCGCGCGTTTGGATCCTGGCTGATGACATCGTCCAGGACTGCATCGGCGATCTGGTCGCAGAGCTTATCCGGATGGCCCCCGGTGACGGATTCAGACGTTATCAGCTTTCGCACAGACGGTCACTCCTCCTCGGGGCTTGGGCGGGGCGGGAAGGAGGCGACCCGCCCCGGCGGCATCATAACAGCCCCGTTGCCGCACGAACGAAAGCGGCCCGCTCCCGCGAGACCGCCTCGATATCAACGTATCACAGATTTCTCGCTACAGCTCGTATGATTTTCGTAGTCATAAAATGCCAATCCCTTCAGCGATCTTGCGGACCAGGCGTTTCCGCGTGAGTCTTACCCACCCCTCGCTGCAGTAGAGCGCCGCCGCTATCTCGCAGTTGTTCAT